CAGGCTTGTTGTAGGTAGACGATGCCAACAAAAGAAAGCGCTTGCGCCAACCTTCTAACGTACCGTCGCGTCCTGTTGCATGAAACACGTTCTCCAAGCCCGGCATAGGTATCTTGCGAATCGAACCATCAGCACCGTAAATCAAGTTATGGTGGACGAACGATTGATCTTTCTGCCAACCGTAGTTAGATGGCACACCCATAGCCCCACGACCTGAACTGTAGTTTTCAACGCAGCCACGCACATACATCCACAACTGCGCGTCGTTACCTGCACCAAAAGCCGCGATGATGTTTTGAGAGGCTAATGACTTGGCTAACTCATCCTTACCGATGATAACTTTCTGTGGAAACAAAATATCCACCGCACCTTCAGGACGCAGCGCCACCATGTGAACCGTGTGGTCGCCGTCAATCGGCTTTAGTATGTCCATGACAAACAGATCGTACGGCAAGATCATCCGTTGCGCGGTAACTTTATTACCCTCTTCATCCGTCGTTGTTTCCTCACGATAGATACCGCCCGTCTTACCATACGAGAAACCACGAGGCGCTGTCGGGCGAACATACGTAACCTGCGTTGCTTCTTCATGGGGTGCAGTAGGCTGTTTAACAATCTGTATAACCTTTTCCTCGATCTCAACCTGCACCTCCCTACCTAACGCTAGTGGGTTAGTTATTTTTCCATAGTGTTTACAGCCTGTGCAAATGCCGGGGTTTTCGCTATCAAACTTAGTGCATGGGTACGGACCTCTGATCTCGCGCAGCTTTTGCGCCATGCGTTCTTTAGTATATGGGTGACGCTCAGTAAGAAAGTTTGATGCTTTAACACCGTCTTCGCATTTCGTTGCGATTGATAACCATCCACGCCACAGCGGCTCCATGCCGTCTTCAGAGGCGTTTTCTAAATAGTGTATGAGTTGGCCGCAGCCTTCCCCCTTCGTTGATTTGTTAAGTATTGTTTTAAAGAACGTCGATGAGTTCTCAAACAGTTTGAGTGTGGCGGCTGTTGCTGGTAGCGTGGGCTTCTTGCCGGGTATTGCTTCAAAGTCTTTTACCGGAGGTATGTCTATGAGATTTTCACGGACGATCTTGGCAAAGTCATCAAACAAAAATACCTCTGGCGATGGCTCCTGCCATACAACCACCGGCAACGTGATGCCATACTTTCTGACTCGCTTCCAGTTAGTAGTGCCGGGCACACGCAATACACGCGCAGCATCAGCAGGTACAGTCATGTCAATCTTCAAGCCTTCTTGTTTGCACAAGCGCTTAAAGTTTTCAGCTACCGGCTTCCACGTATCTATATCGACGTTAACAGTCAGAGGCCAGTACACATGGTAGCCACCGCCTGAGTCAACGACGAGAGGCAAACCTAGTTTGTCTAAACCTGTTTTACTGAGAAACGCAGTAAACGCAGCAAGACCAAGTTCTTTATTAGCATAGGTCTTCGGTCCGTCCTCTGCACAATCAATGTCCAGAAAAAACGAACGCATGGCTTTAGCGTTCTCAGCAGTACGGCTTCCTGAATGTTTGAACGATGCTAGCGCAAAGTATGTGTTCTTTTCATCGCGGTCAAACTGTTCCGCGTTAGCTGCAAGCTCTTCCAACGACTTACCAAAGATGTGTTCTTTCTTGCGGGTATCTAATTCTACGACGCAATAAAAATCTTCAGAGAAAGGAAGTACTGCCGCTAGAAAATCTAACGGTTTCATTAGCGCTCCCATGTGTTAGCGCTGCTTGTAGCGGGTAGGATTGACTAAATCTTCGAGCCGTTTAATAATTTCTTCTTGCCATTCAACAGGTAGCTTGCCTTCGGCAAGCAGCATATCTGCGTAACGTACAAGTTCTTTATCGTTTAGGAAGTTAGGTTGAACGCTGAACATATTCTTCTCCGTGCTTCCTCCAACGTGGGGGAAGTCTGCATTATTTTTAAAAGCGACGAAACAGCGGCACGATAAGGTTGTAGCACCTCACCGCCTGCAAACCAGTTGTATACCGTTTGCCGTGTTGCTCCGGTCGCACTAGCAATTAAAGTTACAGGAACGTCCAAATGAACAGCGTAGCGCCCGAGCTGGTTGCCCAGCGTCTTGGGGGCTTTCGTAATCCTGTCAATAACGGTGTGTGAGTAGGGCATAGGGTATGTATTAGTTAAGGGTGCGGGGTCACCAGACTAGGTGAACCATGAAGGAGGATCTGGCCCCCGCTGCCGGTGTTACTATCGCCACCTCCGGCTGGGCTATTGGGTGGGGTACTCGCTGCACTGCCTTTGCATTTCAGCTAACTGGTCAGCATCCGCTTTCCCCCATAGCTTTAGTCGTCTGTGTCGTCCCAAGCATCGACCAGTTTGTTCAGGTCGGAGCCGCCTTTAGGAACATTCTTACCGACAACAGCGTCTTTACGCACTGCTGGCTCATCGCCATCGTCTTCCTCAACCTTTGGCTTAGCTTTCTTGACTGCCTTCGGTGCAGTACCTGCCACCTCGGTTTGCGAGACAACCTTAGTATCGGTTTGCGCTACTGTCATCGTGACAGCATTTAAAGCCTCACGCGTCTGACCTTTCTCAACAGCAACGGCGTACTCGTCGTCATTCAACCAACGCTTCGCTTCAAAGAACAGCTTAGGCACAGGCGCTTTGGTGTCAAAACGCAGACGTGTAACAACTGCATCAGGGCCTGCACCCATCGCAGTCATGTAACGAGCATACGCTTGCAGCGGACGGTTCTTACCTTCTTCCTTACCAAAGATAGACTGCGCGGGTAACGCTAACTGCATAACGTCACCATCCAGATCATTCTCTAGCACCACAGCAAGGCGCTGGCTGTAACGGCATGCGCGGCTAGTACCATCACCTGAACCCGCGATGTTCTGTGGGCAGGTTGCACAGGTTGTGCTTTGTGGATTCTCTGCCTTAGCATCAGGGCGCTCACCGTCAGCAGACCAACAGGTCGGTGCAGACGTATTACCTTCTTCGTACTTACCCATATAAAAAGTGCGTGACACTTTCGGGGCGGCGTTAACGATAACTACATCGAGGTAGCGTTCATCAATGGCTGCAACTTCTTCGCCGTTAGAAATCAGACGGAATACACCGCCTTTGATAGAGATACGTTTGCCACCACCAATGCCGCCACCTGCTAGGGCTTTAGCAACTGCTGACAACTCACCGCGTTTGACGAATGAAGGAAGGGACGAAGGGTTAAATTCAATAATGTTTGACATAATGGACTCATTTAGTTGGTTTACGAACACTAATCTGATACACCGTATCAGAGTTAAGCCCCGGCGGTACTAACGCTGGGTTTTCTTCAAGGAACTGCGCCATGTTGCGTTGAGCAATACGTCGCTCCAGAAGGTCTACGGCATCGTGCTGGACAATAAAGTCTTTGAACGATCCCCAATCTTGTGTGGTGTACCGTGTTTTGGTACCGAGCATAACGGTGCCAGCATCAGTCTTCATCGACTTCGTACCGAGCGCCATCATCTGTGTTTTCATGGCATTCTCAAGCTCGTCTTCCTGCGTGTCGAGTTCTGCCAATTCTTTTTCATACTTTGCGGTTAGCTTCGCTTTAGCCGTCCTAATTTTTAAGTAGACCTTAGCGAGCTTATCCATAGGGACAAGTTCTGTATTCATGTTAACTCCGTGTGGTTGGGTGTTTCTGTCAAACATTTTACAACTGGCTTTTTTAAGATGCAAGCTCTTCTTCATATAATTTCACTAGCACCGCATGGTCTTCCACGCGGCTTGCCAATTTTTTAAACATCTTTCTTTCCAAATCGCTACCTTCAATATGTACAACCGTTACCTTGTCTGAGTTTTGCCCCACACGGTCAGTACGCGCACAGCATTGTAGGTACGTTTCTACACTCATCACCGGCCCCCAAAACACCACCGTGTCCGCCGCTGTCAGCGTGACTCCATGCGATGCCGCTTGAGGTTGAATGACCAGTACACGCGGCGACTGCGTAGTCTGGAACTGTTTAAAAATTGCCGTACGTTTAGAGGGCGATACGTCGCCGTGTATTTGCGCGCACTCAATATCGTTCTTGTCTAAAAACGCTGAGATGGTATCTATGCTGTGCCGATAGGGCGCAAACACTAACACCTTGCGGCTGGTTTCTTCTAACACTTCTTTCAACGCTTGTAAGCGGGGGCCGCAGTCAAAGGTAATAACTTCTTGGTTGTCGGTATATGCTGCACCTGCGCTGATCTGAAGTAGTTTGTTAACCCCTGCGGCGGCGTTGACTGCGGTGATTGTTTCACCGGCAGCTTGCATCACCATGCGATCCTTTAACAGCTTGTAGTACTTGGCTTGCTGTGCGGTCAACGGGACTTCACGCGTGACAGTAATAACTGGGGGCAGATCAAGACACTGCTCTTTTGTAAACCTGATCGCTGGTTGTAGCGCGTCATGCACATCGCCCCCTGATGTTGGTTTTGGCATCCACTTAAAGCGGGTAGCTTGATACATTACTTTGTCGCGCCAGCCTGTGTAGAACTTAGGTACAGCGTCGGGGTTAACCAACTTAGCCAAACCATAGGCATCTAGCGGCGACTGTGCTGCCGGCGTTCCTGTCATCATCCACAGGTGGGTGTTGGGTTTAAGTATCTTTAGCAGCGACTTGAAACGCTTAGTTCCTACATTTTTATATGCGTTGGCTTCATCAACAATGACCAGATCAAACGTGCCATCTTTGACTACTTCATCAGCAACCAAGTTCAAACCGTCGTAGTTAGTAATAACAAAATCATAGCCGCCTCTAACCATCTCCAACCTACGTGCGGCTTGTGAATGATGGGCTACGATACAGCTGCGATGAATGATGCTGTTGTTTAAATCCTGCATCCACGCCGAGGTCATGATCGACAAAGGGCACAGCACCAAACAGCGCCGCACTTCTCCTACCTGCATCAAATAGTCAGCCGCCCACAACGCCGACAAAGTTTTACCTGTGCCGGGTTCAGAGAACACAAAGCTGCGACGATTGAGCGTAAGAAAGGAAGCCGTTTCACGTTGATGCGCGAACGGCTTGAACCTACCCGGCCAATCGTACTTACCCTCGATAGGCGAGACAACTTTCTTTACACCTAGATTGCGAAGCACTCGCGCTTCGTCTAACCCATAATGCACTGCTACTTCGTATATACCGTTATCGTGACCAACTACTTTATGTTTGGGAATGATTGAATATTTTTCTGGATTACGTGTTTTTAAAATATATAACTTGTTGTCAATGACTTGCATTACTTATTGTCTCCCTGATTTACGCTCTTGCTACGCAACCGTAGATTCCCTTTGGTTGACTTACCGCCTTTGCGTAATGGTTTAACGTGGTCGATGTCTTTTCCGCTTCTATCAATACCCATCTTGTCGTACATGCGACGCGCTCTTTGGCGCTCATGCTGGTCACTATCGGGGCCGGACTTGCCGGTCTGTAAATCTCTTTGATATTCTTTCTTGTAGTTACGTTTAG